TTAGTGTACTTCATCTTCAATATATTAATAAATTTGAATATGAATTTAATACAGTCACAATGAGTAATGATGAAGAAAAAGCATTGATACCATTGATGAGAAGAGCAATAGATACCAATGAGAAAATTAAACATAAAGATTTAGAAGAGATTTTAGGTAAAGATTTCGATAACACCGAAGATTTTGACATTTGATTTTTTATTAAATCATTGGTAATACATAATAATTAATAACTAACAGGAGTCTTATGACGCAAGAAACAGAGGTAGTTCAACCGAAAAACGAACAAACAGAAACACCAAAAGAAGAAGTAAAAGTAGAAGCAACCAAAGAACAAACTTTTAACCAAGCACAGCTTGATAATATAATCAAATCAAGACTCGAAGCTGAAAACAAGAAACATCAAAGAACATTAGAGGATGCAAAGAAAGCAGAGCAAGAAGCTTTAAAAGAAAAAGAAGTTAAGGAAGCTAAATCAAAAGCTGAACTTGAAAAGCTTATGCAACAAAGAATCGCTGAACGAGATACAGAAGTTTTGAAATACAAAAATGCTCTTAAAGAAGAAAAGATAGATAACAATTTATTATCTGTTGTATCTCAAAACCAAGCTATCAATCCAAAGCAAGTGGTTTCTTTACTTAAAGATGAGATTAAATTAAATGACGATAACCGAGTAGAAATACTTGATAATAATAATAATATTCGTTATAACGAAAAAGGAAACCTTTTAACAATCGAAGAGAGAGTTAAAGAATTCTTACAGGCGAATCCACACTTTTCCGTAAGTGGTAAATCTGGAACAGGAAGCCAGAGTTCAGTCGAGGGTAAAACTGTAAAACCTTTCAAAATTCAGGATTTAGATATGAGTAAAAAGGAGGATCGTGATGCCTATTCAAAATATAGGAATGAACGAGATTCTAAACCTACTCAAATTAACTTAAACAAATAACAATAAAGGATAACAACGATGGCAAACGAAACAACTAGTTCAACGATTAGTGAACTATATACAGAGATCGTAGCCGAAGCTTTATTCGTGGCAAGTGAACGTTCACTAATGCGTGGATTGGTCAAAAACTATGCTATTTCCGGTGGTGGAAAAAGTGTAGAAGTACCAATTTATGCTGTTGTGAGTGCGGCGGCTGTGAGTGAAGCAAGTGATTTATCCAATACTGCAATCAACCCATCTTCTGTTACGATAACAGCAAGTGAAGTTGGTATTATGACAACATTAACTGATTTAGGTAGAAATGCCTCTCCAAGAAATGTTGCCGCTGATATTGGTAAATTGTTCGGAGAAGCTATTGCTAAAAAAATAGATACAGATTTAGTTACTCTATTTGATGGCTTTAGTAAAATAGTGGGTGGTGCGGATGTTGCATTTTCTGCGGCTAAACTTTTTGAAGCTTTAGCTGAATTGAGAACGCAATCTGTTCCTACAAATGATTTATCATGTGTAGTACATCCCTATATAGCTTACGACTTAAAAGGTGCTTTAACTAATACCTTTGCTAATCCTAACTCAAGTGACAATGCTAACGAAGCAATGAGAACTGGGTTTGTTGGAAGATTGGCTGGATGCAATGTGTACGAATCCGCTAATATTTCTAACACAGGAACAACAGGCGATTATAAAGGTGCTGTATTCCACAGAGATGCTTTAGGACTTGCTATGATGCAAGACCTGAAAATTGAAACTCAAAGAGATGCGAGTTTAAGAGCAGATGAACTTGTGGCTACATCAGTATATGGAACATCAGAATTACACGACACTTATGGTGTCGAGTTAATGATGGATTCATCACTTCTGTAATAAATAAATATTAGAGGCGGTTTAACAATCGCCTCTAGTACAAAATAGAAAAGGAAAAAATTATGGTGGAAATAACCTCAAATGTTATACTTGTTAAATTAACAAACGGAAAAAAAACGATTGAAAGAAGCAAAATGCAATATGAAGCCAATATAAAACACTTTGCTATGAGGGGTTTTAAATTAGTTTCAGATAAGGTAAAAGAAGTTAAAAGTGATGTAGAAAATGTCGTTAAATTAAAACCAAAGAAAAAAGGAAAAAAGAAATGACAAAATATTGGAAACTAGCAAAAGATAATCCAAAGATAGCGATTGCTATTGTTGTTGTTATTATTGTTATAATTGCTTTGATAAAATAAGATGGCGAATTATACTGGAGCAGATGTTATAGCGGCTTCTGATGTTGTTGCTTATCAACCTAATGCCTTTGGCTATGGAATTGCTAGTGGTGCTTCAGAAGTAACAGCTTGGTTAGTACAAACTACTAATGATGTTTTTAGAGATTTAAGAATACGTTGGTGGCAATCTTATAAGTCTAATGTATTTACAGATATAACTGTTTTAGGAACTCCTGAATTAACTACTACCAAAGTTAATTTAGATCAATTCAAACGAGCAGGAGTTTATCTATTTATGGGTAGATTCCTTATGCCAGCATTAACTAAATTCAAACCTGAAGCAGAAAAAGATCAATTTGAACGTATGGCAGATTTTTATATGTCAAGATATTCAAGCGAGTTTAAATCTATTATTGAAGATGGTGTTGAATATGATGCTTCAGGAGATACTGAAATTTCAAGTTCTGAAAGGGAACCTCTTGTTGGTTATCAAAGACTTCAGAGATAATGATTGGTGTATCATTCCGTACAAATTCAAAATTACTTAATAAAAAAATAAGTAGATTTTTTAAAGAAATTCCTGACGTTGCTACTAAAGGAATAAAACAATCTGCATTTTTATTAAAAGAAATTATCCTAGAAAGAAGCAGAAAAGGTTCAGGCTTATTTGGAAGATTTTCAGGTTATTCTGATTCTTATCGAAAATATTTAACAAAAATAGGCGCTCCTACAACAGTTGATTTACGTTTAACAGGAAGTATGTTAGGTTCAATTCAAACAAAATTAGTAAATAAAAGGAAAGCGGCAGTTTATTTTGGGAGAAAAGAAGAAGAAGAAAAGGCTTTACATATTACCAGAGATCAAGATAGACCTTTTTTTGGGTTTACTCCTAAAGAGGGCAATTTTATTAGGAAAGAGTTTATTCGTTTTGCTACTAAACAATTTAAAAGAAAATGGGGAACTAGATGAGTGTAAGAGAAAATATAGCTTCTAATATTGTTACTGTATTAACTGCAATTAGTAGTCCGATAACTTTAAAAAAAATTACAAGACAACCTTTTGAACCAAGAGATTTATCCCAACAACAATACCCTTGTGCTTGGGTTGAATCAGCAGAAGAAACTAGAGAAGATGCTTCATTAAATGAAGGTACAAGACAAGGAACAGTAGATTTTGTTATAATGGGTTTTGTTCAAGGTGCTGAATCAAATATTGATACAGCTAGAAACCAATTAATTACAGCTATTGAAACTGCTTTAGATTTAGATAGGACTAGAGATTCCAATGCACTTGATACAGAAGTAATATCAATAGAAACTGATGAGGGTACAATATTTCCTATTGGTGGAGTTAGAATGGTTGCTAGATGTATATACACATTTACATCAGGAACACCTTGACGATAATAATTAAGAAAGGTATAAAATATTATGGCTAGAGATATACAAATGATAAAAGGACAAGATAAAATTACTGTAAGTGAGAATAATCTTGCACATTTTGAAAGTCTTGGTTATAAAGCTATTGGAAAGCAAGAAATTGCTAAACCAAAAATAATAGAAAAAGAAAAAGATAATAAGGAGAAAAAATGGCGGTAGTTCACGGAAAAGAAGGACTTGTAAAAGCTGGTGGTACAGCAATAGGAGATTTGACTGGTTTCACATTAGAAACAACTGGAGATGTTGTTGAAAGCACAGCATTATCAGATTCAGATAAATCTTTTACAGCTGGAAGAACTTCATTTTCAGGAAGTCTTGATATGAATTTCAACAGAGCTAATGCACCTCAAGCAACCTTGTTAGCTGGTTCTAGTATTGCATTTATTCTTTACCCAGAGGGTGCAACTTCTGGAGATAGAACTTATACTGGTTCGGGAATTATAACTGGTATGAGTACAACTAACTCAATGGATTCAATGGCAACTAGATCAGTTACCTTTCAAGGTAATGGTACATTAACAGTAAGTACAGTTTAACAATAATTTATGGCTGAAAAAGTCATTGACAGAGTTAAATCACATTTCGATACTCTAAAAACTATCACTATCGAAGTTGAGGAGTGGAAAGATGTTAATGGTAATCCGTCTATTTTTTATTCTGAACCTTTAACTCTTGAAGAAAAAAATAAGATTTTTCAAAAGTCAAACAACTTCCAAGACTTAACTGTCTTGGTAGATTTATTGATTATGAAGCTTCAAGTTAAGAACGATAAAGGTGAATTAGAAAAAGCTTTTGAACCTGAGGATAAATTTCCTTTAAGGAAAAAAGCAGATTCAAATGTTATTGCAACAGTAGCCAATCGAATCCTTGCCGATACCAATTATGAGGAAGCCGAAAAAAAGTAGTTGGCGATCCCTCAACAAGGTCGCTTCTTATCATAGCTGACCGACTTAAAATTACCATTCAACAAGTTTTAGATATGCCAGTCAGCCATTATAATTTATGGTTAGCATACTTGAAAAAAGAAGAAGATGAGTATAAAAGTCAAGAACGAATGGCTAAACATAGAAGATAAAAATGGCATCACAAAAACTAAATATTGATATAGTAGCAAAAGATAGATC